TAAATAACCCCATTTTTACTAAAATTAGAGAAATCGGAAAGGAATATGGCGCCACCACTGGCCGGAATCGTCAGTGCGGGTGGCTAGAACTACCCTTTTTAGAAAAATCTATCAAAATAAACGGCGTTAACAAGGTCGTTTTCAATAAAATGGATATTTTAGAAAAAATAAAACAGTGGATAATCAAGCGTGGAAAAATGAGCTTTGAAATGTTCACCACGCGTGAAGAGTTTGAAGATTTTTTTAAGCTTAAATTAAAACGATGGGGGGTTGAAGAGGTTTATTTTTCGGATAACCCAGAAGAAATCTAAAATAAGCGTTAAAAACATCTATTTACTATAAGGAATAAAATGTCTAGAATATATTGGTCTGATAAAAAAACAGAAAAAAAGATAGAAGAAGAAGAGGGCCCTCACGAAGGACAAATGCCCATATTTTTGATGGGCCCATCGGATGATTGCAATAGCGGTGGACAGTCTGTGGAAGTAATAGACAATGCAATCCTCTTTTATGGAGAGGTAACTGAAAACAACGCAAAACTGTTAAACAAAGCTATCCGTAGCCTCGATCGTGACTTGAAATTGTTCTCAATTAAATATGGATGTGACTCGCCCCCGATCAAACTTCACATTAGCAGTCGTGGTGGAAGTGTCTTTGCCGGCTTGTCCGTCGCAGACACCATAAAGCTTTGTAATACCCCAGTTCATACCTACATTGATGGTAAGGCAGCCTCTGCCGCAACCCTAATATCTATTTGTGGTGATAAAAGATACATGACAGAGAATGCCTTCATCCTTATCCACCAGCTTTCTTCGGGAATGTGGGGTAAGTATGAAGAAATCAAAGACGAGGTTAAAAATTTAGATCTTATAATGAAAAAAATTAAAAAGCTATACAGCCAATATACTTCCATATCTCCTAAAAAATTGGATGAGATGCTTAAGCACGATTTGTGGCTAGAAGCAAATGAGTGCGTTAAGCTTGGCTTGGTTGATGACATCATTTAAGAATGGCTAAAAAGACTTACATCTTAGACACCAACGTATATTTAACGGATTCAGATGCAGTATTTTCCTACGGAAATAATGACATTGTTGTTCCAATCAAAGTCCTTGAAGAAATAGATAAACACAAAAAACGCCACGATAGCGTAGGCTCTAACGGCCGCCGTATCATCCGTACACTGGACGAACTCCGCTCCAAGGGGAACTTGTCTAGGGGAGTGAGAATAAGGCGCGGAGCGGGCCTCCTGCGGGCTAGGAGCTATGAATTAGGGCTACTTCCGCCGGGGTTCAATGAGAACGACCCGGACAACCAGATCTTAGCGACAGCTTTGAGCGAGAAAAAAGATAACCCCAATAGAAAGGTTGTTGTTGTTTCCCGTGATATTAATATGCGGGTCAAATGTGATGCTCTTAACATCCTAGGCGAAGATTATGAATATGAAAAAGTCGTCAGTAGCCGCTCAGAAATTTATACAGGCTTTACTAAACACCTAGTAGATGATCAAATCATTGATAAATTCTATTCGAAAGAAGAAGTTTGTCTGGATAAGGACGAAATAGCGTTATTTCCAAACGAGTTTATAATGTTGGTTTCAACAGCCAATGAAAAGAAAACCGCTTTAGCTAGATTTTTTGATTATAGAAAACCTCTCGGCAGCATTATAGATTATTCCAATAAAAAGTGGAAAATTAAGTCAAGAAACAAAGAACAAGACTTTGCTTTAAACCTTTTGATGGATCCAAAAGTGGATATCGTCACCTTGGTTGGGCCCGCCGGAACAGGCAAAACGATGATAGCGCTTTATGCTGGCCTTTGTCAAGCGGTGGACGATTGGCATACTGTAATACCGAAACAAGCGCGATATAATAGACTTATTGTGACGCGTCCCATTCAGCCCATGGGTAAGGATTTAGGATATTTGCCCGGAAGCTTAGAAGAAAAAATGTCGCCATGGCTAGCGCCAATTAATGATAATTTGCAGTACTTATTAGGCAACGGCCGCGATAGTTTGAAAGAATATGTTGACGAAGGAATCATCGAAATCGAAGCGCTTACTTATATACGAGGCCGCTCTATTAATAATGCTTTCATTGTTGTTGATGAGATACAAAATATGACTGCGCACGAATTGAAGACAGTAATTACCCGTGTTGGGGAGAATTCAAAGATTGTTTTGATGGGCGACATCGAACAGATTGATAATGTATATATTGATGAGACAACAAATGGTTTGACTTATGCGGTGGAAAAGTTTAAGGAACACGATATTGCCGGCCACATAACCCTTGTAAGGGGAGAACGCTCAAAGGTGGCAACATTGGCGGCTAAAATATTATGAAAAATGTTATTGAATATATGAGCAACAAAAAGGGTTCGGAGGGACAAATTTATGTTTACAAGACTCCCGTCATTGTCAAGATGTCACCACTCACAATATCGGTTTCAAGCGCCGCAAAGAGAATTAAAAAACTCACACCTCATCAATTTTTCGTTGGTTTAAAAAAAATTGTTATAACAGATTTAATGTCTTTTTACGAAGACGCGCCATTTAATGCATTTTACTCTAACAATGTTATATATGTGTCTTATAAGTTAGATTCGGAAGAAGATTTTGTTGATGATGTTATACATGAATTGGCTCACCACATAGAAAAACATTATAATAAAATAATTTATGAGAACGGGGAATTACAAAAAGAATTTAAAAGAAAGAGGGAAAAATTGTTTGTTGAACTTAAGTCATATGGCTTGCAGCCGCCTCTTGAGCTAAAATCGTCACTTAAGTATGATAAAAAAATTGACACTTACTTACATACAGAGATTGGTTATGAAAAACTTTTTAATTTTACAAACGGCCTTTTTTTGACGCCTTATTCTGTCACATCTTTAAAAGAATATTTTGCCATAGGTTTTGAAAAATACTTTTTAAAGCCGGAATATGAGACACGCAGATACATTAAAAAGGTAAGCCCTGCCTTATATAAGAAGATTAAAATCTTGGAGGAAATATCAAATGAGGGATAAAAAGGGGCGCATGCGAAATATATTGCAGTATCGAGACAATGATGGTAGAATTACCAATATTCATAAAAAAATTCAAGAACAGCTTGAAAAAACCAATCAGGCTTTAAAAGAAAGGGATGCTTTAAAATTAAAAGAAAAAAGGGAAAGGGAATTAAAAGAAAAAAAGGAAAGGGAATATAAAACAGAGCTTGCAAATGTCCACGATATGGCGTATAATGAATTACGTAAGTATGCAAAAAATATAAAAATATCTATTTATAGGCGTTCAAGGAAAAATATTCTAAAAGACGTGGTAGAGCATATAAAGAGGAAATATGACGCAAAATGAAAAAACGCATATCAGTTATTCAGAAATAAAAACTTGGCTTGAATGCCCGCGCAAACATAAATTAAATTACATAGACAAAATTAAAAAGTTCCAAGGTAATGAATATACCGCATTTGGAACTGCACTACACGAAGTATGTGAAAAGCAGTGCAATAATGAAGAAATAGAGCCCTTCTCATTTTTTGAGGAACAATTTGCTAAACAACTTAAGTCTTTAAAATCTTTCAATGAAAAAATGGCTATTGAAATGAACGGCCAATCGAGGGCAATTATTCCGCTAATAATGCCAAAATTAAAAGAACAGTTCCCCGAATACGAAGTGGCGGCAACAGAATTAGCTCTTTATGAAACGATCGAAGATAATATTTTTTTTAAAGGCTATATAGATTTAGTTCTTAAACTTCCTAATGAAAAATATATAATATTAGATTGGAAGACTTGTTCGTGGGGATGGGATTCTAGAAAGAAAGCCGATAAAATGGTTACTTATCAATTGACCTTATATAAAAACTTTTTTTGTCAAGCCGCTGGAATCGACCCGAAAAACGTAGAAACTTATTTTGCCCTTTTGAAACGAACGGCAAAAAAGGATAATGTTGAAATATTCAGAGTTACGAGCGGCCCTAAAAAAACAGGAAATGCACTTAAACTTATGAACGGGGCTCTTTATAATATAAAAAAGAAGAATTATATTAAGAATAGGCTTTCATGCAAATATTGTGAATATTATAAAACGGAGCATTGTACATGAAAAAAGATAAAATCACTGTTTTAACCTTGGGGGACATGCCCCTTACTCCTTCTGGGGTAGGTACTCAAAGCAAATATGTTATTGAGGCACTCTTGGATAGTGGCAAATTTAAAGTTGTTAGTCTTGGTGGCGCCATACACCACCCATCTCCAAATCCTATAAAAACCGATCGGTATAAAGATGACTGGATTATTTACCCAGTTCAAAATTTTGGGAATAATGAAATTGTTCGTTCAATGATGAGAAATTCGAGGCCCGACATTGTTTGGTTTATGACCGACCCTCGTTTTTATGAGTGGCTGTGGTGCATGGAGGATGAAATTAGGCCCCTTGCGCCGATGGTTTATTATCATGTTTGGGATAATTATCCACTCCCCATGTATAATAAACCTTGGTATTTATCAACTGATAAAATTGTTGCAATATCAAAATTAACATACGATATTGTTAAAGGGGTATGCCCCGAAGTAGAAAGCGAATATCTTCCTCACGCAGTTGATCATAATATTTTTAAACCCTTGGGTAAAAAGTTGGTTAAAGACATTAAAAAGGATAATTTTCCTACTTGGGAAAATGACAAATTTTTGTTTTTTTGGAATAATAGAAATGCTAGAAGAAAGATGTCTGGCTCTGTTATTTGGTGGTTTAAGAAATTTTTAGATGAAGTGGGTCACGATAAAGCAACCCTATTAATGCATACTGAACCTACAGATTCAAATGGCCCTAATCTAGGTGCAATTGTCGGTGAATTAGGCTTGGATAACGGCCAAGTGCTTTTTTCTACAAACAAGATTGATGGCCAAGCTCTTTCTGCCATCTATAATATGGCCGATTGCACGATTAATGTTGCTGATGCTGAAGGTTTTGGTTTATCAACACTAGAATCTCTTGCGTGCGGCACTCCTATTATTGCCAATATGACTGGTGGTTTACAAGAACAAGTAACAGATGGAAAAGAGGTTTTTGGTGTTGCAATAGAACCAAAGGCCAAGGCAATTGTTGGAAGTCAAAACGTGCCTTATATATGGGAAGACAGAGTTTCAGAAGAAGATTTTATTAATGCTTTAAAAGAAATATATTATACACCAAGACAAGAATTAAAAGAAATCGGAGATCGGGGGCGAAACCATGTCTTAAAAAATTATAATTTTGATCGTTTTAAAGAAAGCTGGGTGGAATTGATGTTGGGTGTACACGAAAAATATGGTTCGTGGCAAACACGTAAAAATTATAAAAGCTGGGAATTTATGGAGGTATAAAATGAACAAGGTTGTACTTAGGGGCCCTATTTTAACTCAGAGCGGGTATGGAGAACATACACGTTTTGTATATCGAGCTTTAAAGAGCTATCCGGACTTATTTGATGTTTATGTCGAGCCGACAGTGTGGGGTAAAACATCTTGGGTGTGGGAAGACGACGACGAACGCCGCGAAATTGATCGTGATATTGCAAAGTTGCGGCCTTTCATACAAGATGGCGGAATACCCGAAATAGCAATTTTAGTTACAATTCCTAATGAGTGGCAACGTCTTGCGCCATTGACAGTAGGAGTAACCGCAGGAATTGAGTCAGACCTTGTGTCACCAGAGTGGATTGTCGCAGCAGAAGCCCACGTTGATCGCATCATTGTTCCGTCAAATTTTAGTAAAACACATTATGCAGGATCAGAATATTCTGGTAAAGACGAAAAAACTGGTGCCGCGGCGTTTTTAAAATTGACGAAAGATGTCTATGTTGTGAATTATCCAGTTAAAAAATATGAATTAAAAGAATTAAATTTGGATTTAAAACATGATTTTAATTTTTTAACTATAGCTCAAGCGGGCCCAAGAAAAAATATTCAAAATACAATTAAGGTGTTTATAGAAGAATTCCACGATGATGAGGTGGGCTTGGTTCTTAAAATTAACAAAGCTGGAAATAGTTTTATCGATCGAATGTTGACGGAAAAAGAATTAAAAGAATTTTTAGACAATTATCCAAAAAGAAAATGTAAAATATACTTGCTCCATGGCTTTTTAACTGAAAATGAGATACATTCTTTATATCACCATCCCAAGATTAAAGCTATAATTAATTTTGGCCATGGTGAAGGCTTTGGCTTACCTCTTTTTGAAGCTGCATATTGTGGTCTTCCTATCATAACTCATGATTGGGGCGGCCAGACAGATTTTTTGCATATGCCAAAAAAGGGAAAAAGCGGCAAAGAAAAGAAAAGGGCATTTTATTCCATGGTAGCTTATGATTTAAGACAAATTCAAAAAGAGGCAGTCTGGAAAGGAGTTTTACAGGAAGATTCTAAGTGGGCGTTTGTGAACGAACAAAGTTGTAAGAACATGATGAGAGAAGTTCTGGAACAATATCCGCGATATTTGGGTCAAAGTAAAAAGTTAAAAAAGTGGATTTTAAATAACTTTGCGGAGGATGATAAAAATCGTGAAATGATAGAAGCTATTTTTGGTGGCCTTTCATTAGATATATTTGATGAGGATGAGTTTGATGAAGACCTGTTGGGAGATATTGCATCTCAAACATTGATATGAAAAAATGGATCTTGGAATTATACAAATTACAAATTCCAACACAAAAAGATTAAAACTATTAATTGATAAATTAATTCCTTTTTGTGTTGAAAAATCTGGTGGAAAATATACGCTTGTTTCCCCTGAAAATCCTATTTTAGAAAAAAAAGTATTAGAATTGGGAGCCAATTTTTCACTTTATACCGCATGGGATAAAGACATGTCTAGAAAGTGGAGACAGGGTATTTCTACACGACCGGAAGAGTGGCTAGCATTTTTTGCTGATGATATTTTACCATCTGAAACATGGTTTGAAGATATGAAAGAATTTTTAAAAAATAAGCTACCGGGCCAATATGGTTTTAGGCTGGTAGACGAAAACGATAAAAGGCACGAACACGGTGAAGATTGGATGCAGTGGCCAAGTAGAAAATATGGATATGTTCATCGTCCTTTAGATTATAATATTGAGACGGGCTATTTAGAAAATTCTAAAACTGCTTATGTCGCCAACTGCGTTGTGCATAGAGATGTCTTAAAACAGATAGAGCCATTCGGGGTATATAAAGCGGCTCCAGACGTAATGTGGAGTTTGGCAATCCGCGAGTATGGCTTTCCAATTGGCTTTAATATAAAAGCCAAAGCATATCATTTAGGAGATAGGAAAGACAATAGATGATTCACAATACCGCTAATATATATAAAACATCTACAATAGGCGATGAAACTAAGATTGGGGCCTTTACTGAAATTGGGCATAATGTGATAATTGGAAATAATTGTTCTATAGGGTATGGAGTTTTCATACCAGAAAATGTTGTTGTAAAAGACAATGTTTTTATTGGTCCGGGCACTGTTTTTACCAATGATAAAAATGCCCCCTCTAAAGGAAAGTGGAGAGAATTTCCCCCAACAATAGTCGAATCCGGCGTGTCAATTGGTGCGAATGCTACAATATTACCTAATTTAATTATAGGCCCGGGCGCAAAAATTGGGGCTGGCGCCGTTGTCACAAAAGATGTTTTTCCGGAAGACATTGTTGTTGGAAACCCAGCTAGAAGCATCAAAAAATAATTTTGTTAAATAAATGTCTGTTGCTATTATTTCCGCAATAAAAAATAAAAATGAATGTATGCGGAATACATTTTTTTCTATTAAAAATCAAAAAACAACTTTTGATTATAAATTGTTTTTTTTGGACGACGATTCGACTGAGGATCCAAAGCCGCTTATAAAACATTTTTTTGATGAAAAACAAGTAATATATAAAAAAAATGAAAAAAGCGTAGGAATTACCTATGTCGGAAAGTGTTTATCGGAAATGTTAACAGATGACATAGAATATGTAATTTATCAATCAGTAGATGTTATTTGGCATAATAAAAATATATTACAAAACATGGTTGAGGAACTAAAAAAAAGAGAGTGTATTGTTGTTCCCCGCGTCTTTAATATGAAAGTAGACCCGAACATGTGGCAAACAGGAAATAAATTTTATAGTACTTTGGGTAGGTCTTTTTTTGAGGTTGGCTCTTATATGGAACCTAAAGACGCTCAATATTTATTTTTAGCAGGAATGCGTCGAAAAACCTTTATGGAAATGATTAATCACAATGATTATATTTGTGATGTGTGGTCTAAAGAGCTTCTTTTCAGAGAAAAAAAATTGCCATTTGTGGTTTTAAAGGGCGCCGCTGTGCATCAAGCACATGAGCATATTATTTTTAATTGTGTAAATATAAAAGAGTGTAAATATAGATGTTGCCGTCATCCAATTCTAGAAAAAGGGCTTAAATTACCTTGGAATTGCGGTTATTATAGTAAAGAAGGGGGGGACTGGGAAAACCCTCCCCCTCGTTAACATTTTTTTAGAGTAGGAGTATTATATGAATGTTTTAATCACCGGCGGTGCCGGCTTTATTGGATCGAATTTGGCGGATATGTTGCTAAATCGGGGGGATAAAGTATATGTGATAGATGATTTATCAACGGGGTGCCGAAAAAATGTTAATGAGGGCGTTATTTTCCATGAAGCGTCGATTGCGGATAAGGACGCTTGTGATAAGATTTTTAAAGAGGCGCAACCAGACATTGTAGTTCATTCTGCAGCCGCCTATAAAGACCAAACCGACTGGCAAAAAGATATCCTTGTAAATGTTTTAGGTACCGCAAACATAGTTAAGTGCGCGCTGGAATATAAGGTTAAGAGGCTTGTCTATTTTCAAACTTCACTGTGCTATGGACACCACCCGAACGAACAACCAATTACGTTGTCGCACCCAATACAGCCTGATAACAGCTATTCTATTTCTAAAACAGCGGGCGAACAATATATTGAAATGAGCGGATTAGATTTTGTGTCTTTTAGGTTGGCAAATGTATATGGCCCTCGTAATCTTAGTGGTCCAATCCCAACGTTTTTTCATCGCTTAATAAATAAAAAAGAGTGCTTTATTTCAGACGCGCGTCGAGATTTTATTTTTATTAATGATCTTCTTGACATTGTTGAATTGGCTATTGACGGTACCGGGGAATCTGGTTTTTATCATGTTGGCAGCGGCAAAGATTATGCTATTGACGAGGTATTTAATCATATAGTTGCAGCAATGAAATTAGATTTTGGAACAACTGAAAAGCCAAGTAAAATGTTCGGTAGGTTTTGGGATGATGTAAAAACAATTCTTATCGACCCTTCTAGGACTCTAGAGGTTTTTGGGATGATCCCCTCAACTCCATTGAGTGAAGGCATCCCAAAGGCTATTGAGTGGTATGGAAATAACGAGGTTGTTGAAACATATACTCACTTGTCGGCCGATGAATTAAAAGTTCGTGCTGCACAACATGCGCACGCCCGGGTTTAAACACTCGCCATGTGCGGAATCGCTGGAATATTAAATCTTTCCGCAGAACCAATACCAAGGCTCTCTGAGCAGTTGCATGTATGTAATTCATTACAGAAGCACAGGGGCCCAGATGATGACAATATCTGGAAACATAAAAACGAAAGTCTTGGCTTCGGACATACGCGTTTAAGCATCATTGACATTTCTAATGGATCACAGCCTATGTGCGAACCTAATGGTAATTGCATTGTTTTTAATGGTGAAATCTATAACTTTTTAGAATTAAAGGCTGAAATAGGAAAAAGGGTTTTTAAAACCCAATCGGATACGGAAACTATTTTAAAGGCATATGAGAGATGGGGATATGATTGTCTTGACCACTTCCGCGGAATGTTTTCTTTTGCCCTTTGGGATGAAAAAGAAAAGACTCTTTTTTGCGCACGAGATTTTTTTGGGATTAAGCCATTTTATTACACGGTCGTGGATAATAAATTTTATTTTGCGTCAGAGATTAAAGCTCTTTTGCCGTTTGTAAAAGACATAGAAACAGATTTGGAGGCTTTTAAAGAATATTTAAGCTTTCAATTTGTTTTAAAAGAAAAAACTTTATTTAAAAACATACATCAGCTTTTACCGGGGCATTTTTTAACTATTAAAGATGGAGACATCCGCGTAAAAAAATATTGGGAAGTCTATTACAATTTAGATTTTGAACACACAGAAAAATATTTTCAAAATAAACTACAAGGCCTTTTAGAAGATTCGCTTCGCTTGCACACAAGGAGCGATGTTCCAATCGGCGGCTATCTTAGTGGCGGTTTAGATTCTAGTATTATATGTTCATTGGCTTCTCGGGCAAAAGACAAAGATTTCATGGCTTTCACTGGTAAATTTTCCGAAGGAGAAGGATATGATGAAAGCCATTACGCGAAGATTGTTGCTCTTCAAAAACAATTTGAACTTAGTGTATACGACATTAAATCTGAGGATTTTATAGAAAATATTAGGAAAGTAATTTACCACTTGGATTACCCAACCGCCGGCCCCGGGTCTTTTTCCCAATATATGATTTCAAAACATGCATCTCAATATAGAAAAGTTTTGCTAGGTGGCCAAGGCGGCGATGAAATTTTTGGTGGGTATGCGCGATATCTAATAGCCTATTTCGAACAATGCATAAAGGCGGCAGTTGATGGTACTTTAAAATCTGGCAATTTTATTGTCACATATGAATCAATAATACCAAATTTAAAATCTTTAAAGAATTATAAACCTCTTTTAGAGAGATTTTGGAGTAAGGGTCTTTTTGAGGAGATGGACAAGAGATATTTTTCTTTGGTAGATAGAACTCCACTTTTAAGCAATGAGATCAATTGGGAAGCTCTCAGTGAATATTCCCCCTACGATACTTTTAAAGATATTTTTTATGGTAAGAACGTGGGTAAAAAATCGTATTTTGATCTTATGACTCATTTCGATTTTAAGACGTTGCTCCCAGCACTCTTACAAGTCGAAGATAGGGTAAGTATGGCTCATGGGATAGAATCCAGAGTTCCGCTTTTAGATCGGCCTTACGTTGAATTCGCAGCAACCATTCCATCTAATATTAAATTTAAAAACGGAAATATGAAGAATATTTTCAAGAAATCAATTAAAAAATATGTTCCTAGAGAAATTACCAATCGCAAAGATAAAATGGGTTTTCCAACGCCTTTTTCCGCTTGGTCGAAAAAAGAATTAAAAGAATTTATTATGGATACACTGACATGTAAAAGCGCACAAGAGAGAAATTTAGTAAATAATAAAGAGGTGGTGGAAAAAATTTCATCAGAAACAGAATTTGGAAGAAGCCTTTGGGGCTTTCTCTCGTTGGAAATATGGCAACAAGAATTTCACGACAAAGCTAGTGAATATAGGAAAAGGATTGTGGTGTGAATAAATTTATAACCGAAGAGCCCCTACAGGTAGTGGAGGGAATATTAGATTATATGGGAAACATATCAAATGAATATTTTGATGATTTGGAAAAAGTCGCGACCGAAGAGAGGGATGGAAGAAAGGGTCGTGATAATATTCGTTTAGAATTAGAGGTTTTAAAAAATTGTTTAGAAATAATTCTACCTACCATTACAGCTACTAAATCTATCGACACCGTTATTGATATTGGTGGAGGGAATGGTTATTTAATTAACAAGGTGCCTTTCGCTGAAAAGGTGCTTTGTGACTCTTCCTTTGTCAAACTTAAGCAAGTTGCCCCGGAAGTGATTAAAATAAGAACAAATGCAGAAAAGATGCCTATAAAATCGTCAATGTTTGATTTCGCGATCAGTACAGATATTTTTGAGCATGTTAAAAACGAAAAAGCTTTTTCAAATGAAATTTCTAGAGTTATCAAAAAGGGCGGCTATCTTTTTCTGTCTGTACCTTGGAAACAGAATTTAGATGTATTAAAAAGTCCTGAATATTTAGAAAAATATGGCTCATATCCAAGTGGACACTGTAGGTCTGTTGATAAAAAGATGATAGGTGAGTGTTTTGCCGATTTTGATATAATTAGTACCACCAATTTAGATGTTGTGCGCCGCTTTATGGAATTTGAACCATACTCAATTAAGCTTTTTTTAATGCGTAAAAACAAATGAATAATAAAGAAATTAAAATAACTTTCTTTGGCGATTCTATATGTGTAGGCGCGGGTGTCTCGGTACACGAGGGCTGGGTCTCGCTTGTTTCGCAACGTTTACAAAAAAAGTTTCCATCGCTTGTAGTAGCGAATTCATCTGTAAATGGTAGAACAACTCGCCAAGCTTTAGAAAACATGCCTTATGAAATACAATCCACGGCCCCCGATATTCTTATTGTACAATTTGGAATGAATGATTGCAATTATTGGAAAACCGATGGAGGCTTGCCAAGAGTTTCTTTAGGCAGTTTTAAGTCAAATTTAAATGAAATCTTTGATCGAGCATTTTATTGTGGGGTTAAAAAGATATGTGTCAACACCAATCACCCGACGTGTAGAACTAAATCAAAAATGCCATTTACTGACATTGTTTATCAGGATAACAATGAAAAGTATAATGAGGTTATTAGAGAACTTCATCGCGAGAGAAGTGATTCTTCTATTGTTCTTAATGATATAGAAAAGCATTTTAAAAACAGCACTTTAGAAATGGAACAGTATGTTTTGGGAGAACCAGATTTATTACATTTAAGTAATGCTGGTCATTTAGAATACTATAATTTTATATATCCAAAAATAGAGGAAGTGGTTACAAGTGTCTCGCAAAATGACTAGAATTGCATTTTTAGGAAGAGGGCCTATCGCAGAAAGGTGCTACACACAGTGTATTCATAATGAAAATATAGAAATTGTGTGGGTGTGTTCAAATAAAAACTTTAGAGAAAAATTTTCAATAGAAAAAAATCCTCTTTTTGTTTCTAACAAGAAAAGGAATGAAAAAAAGATATTAGATCTGCTCCAAGCTATAAAAATAGATTATTTAATTTCCGTACAACATCCATGGATTATATCGAAGAGGTCGATTGATGTACTATCTGGCTTGGCTTTAAATTTACATAATGCAAAATTGCCCGAATATCAGGGCTTTAATTCTATTAGTCACGCTATTTTAAATGGAGATAAAACTTATACCACGACAATTCATTGGATTATTCCAGAGGTTGACGCTGGCCCTCTTGCATATGAAGAGACTATTGAGATAAGGTCAGATGACACTGCGAAAACTCTTTATTGTCGCGCCGTAGAGGCCTCAGTAGAAAATTTCAAAAAACTTATATCTGATTTGGAAGATGGGGTTGCGGTACCTAAAAAACAAATGTGTGGCATAAAAAGATTTTATAAGAGGGAAGAAATCATCCCTTTAAAAAAGATCAAAAATATAATAAACTATGATGAGGTGGATAAGAAGGTAAGGGCATTTTCTTTCTATCCGCATGAGCCGGCCCATTTTTATTTAAACGATGAGAAATTTTATTTATTTAGAAAGCTAGAGAGCGAATATTACAAAAATGAAAGCTAGTATAATTTTTTCCACACACAACAAAAATTGGTGTTTGCCAAATACTTTGGCAGCCATCGCCCGACAAAAAACAACTTTCCCCCTAGAGGTGTGCATAGTTGATGATTTTTCCAAAGAAGATCCAGAGCCTATTATTAAAGAATTTTTACCCAAGGCAAAATATCTACGTTTGAATAAGCATTATAATTTCATATACGCCCCCAATTTATGTTTGGATATGATTAGTGACGATGTGGACATCATCTTACCAATGTCGAGCGATATAATAATGTTGCGAGATGATACAGTAGAACAATTGTGCCACCGAGTCGGGAGAAAAAAAGTGGCATTTGCGGAGTTGGCCAATTTGCGGGTATCAGAAAATTTACATTCAAATTTCGATTTATATGTGCAACCATTAATAAATGACTGGGAAAATACAGTAATGACAAAAAGTTTGTACCCCTTACATGTCTCTAGAAAAATCCCCACTGCTTGGTTATTTTTTTTAGGCGCCGCCCTAAAAGAAGATTTATATAGTATTGGATATAGAGAAAATAGTTGTGATGCGGTTTTGTGGCAACAAATGGCCAAACAAAATTTTGATGCTGACATATTAACTTCAGCGCCAGCCGTACACCAATGGCACCCCCGCTTTGACGTGTCGTGTGGTGTAGAGGGGACATGTCCTTTCTATTGTTCTAGGACGAGAGCAAATGGTAGGTGGACGGCCCCGACACCGCGAATTAAGCCATTTAACGTTATAAAACCCATGTTTGGAAAGAAATTTAAGTAAGATGAGCGTAAAAGAAAAAACAGAAAAATTTGAAGTCAGTATTTTAATGGCAGTTTCTGAGATGGACATAAAACGCAAGAGCCTATTCAATGCTTTGCGTGGCATAAGCATACAAAAAACTCCTTACAACTTTGAGCTTTGTGTAATCGATGATTATTCTCAAAAGGACATTAAGGGCATTATTAATGATTTTTTTAAAAAATATCCTAATCCAAATTTAAAACGGATTGCTGTCGCCTCTTTAAAAAAGAAGGGCGGTTTTACAAAAGCCCCCGCACAGGCAATAAATATTGTTTCTCCGGAAAGTCAGAAAATGTTTATTTTAGCCTCTGACTGTGTGCTTTTAAAAGAAAATTCAATCTATGAAATATGTAATAGGGTTGGCCCCAAAAAAGTAGTTTATTCTGAAGTTGCCGAAGTGGTTCTTCCTTTTGATTTTTATCTTAACTTTGACAAAGCGGCACAAGAGGTTATAAATGATTGGGAGAACCATCTTTTTACAAAACCCGCCATGGTGTCGCGCCGGTATCCGGCTCAATCTTGGTTATTTTTTTCAGGCGCCGCATTAAAAAAGGATTTGTTTTCGATTGATTATGATAAGATATCTTGTGATGCTGTTTTGTGGCAAAAAATGATGCCATCTGGTTTTGAGGCGGAAATATTAACTTATATTCCCACGGCGCACCAAGCCCATAAACGAAGTGCCTATCCTTGTCCTCGCGTGCTACAATGTCCGTATCATTGTTCTCGAACCCGTGCTGCAAAGGGTATCCGTGCACCAACTTGGCGCTCCGACTACCCCGCTACTATTGTTTTTGAAAACGAAGGCGAGGTGAAGAGGCAATACCCCCACGCGCAACTTGCGACGAAGTCCTCGGCGCCGCTCCGTGTCCCAAAATGAAACTTTTAAGCGTTATAGGCACAAGGCCCCAATATATAAAGATTAAGCCTTTTTATGATTTCTGCTTAAAAAATAGAATTCCCCACAAAATAGTAGATACACTCCAACATTATTCGCACAATGTTTCCGGCGCACTCATAGAAGACTTAAAATTGAAAATTGATTTTTCGTTAAAGGTAAAAAATAGTGGCGAAATAGCTTTTTTGGCCGATAGCCTTTTACAATTAGAAGAAATTTTCAAAGGCCGCCCTCCAGATTTTGTTTTAGTTTATGGAGATACAAACTCAACCTTGGCGGCTTCTATGGTTTGTTATAAAATGGGAATACCATTTGCCCATGTTGAGGCTGGTTTGAGGTGTGGAGATATTCACGTCCCCGAGGAAGTAAATAGAATTTTTGCGGACAGCGTTTCACGCATAAGATTTTGTTCTTCGAACAAGGTGGTGGAGCATAACAACAATGTTTTTTGTGGTGATTTAGAATATGAACTCCTGAATAACATTAATCCAAGCATAAAATTTCAGGATTACGGTGTCATGACTATCCATAGGCAATCGAATATTAATTTGGAGCGGTTGAGTAACATAATAGACTTCTGTGCACGAATACCTATTGATATTAAATTTTTTGTTCATCATCGGACACTTCCCACCCTTAAGAAGCTAGAAATTCCAACAAACATTCAGATTTATGAGTCATGCGCTTATTCTGAGATGGTTAAAAACTTGGCCGAGTGTAAATTTATTATCACTGACTCGGGCGGTATCAACAAAACGGCTCCTTTTTTTGGAAAAAAGGCCTTAGTATTAAGAGAAAAAATAGAATGGACCGCCACAGAAGCCCGCGGGCATGCAAAAAGAAGCCAATTGACAACCGAAGATATCAATTGGCTTTTGGATTCCCCCAAACCGAGAGAAAAGAGGTTTTACCTAGGTGTTAAAAATCCATCTTATATAATATACAATACGATTAAGAGATATCTTGATGATTCCATTATTTGATTTAAAACGCTTGCTTCAAAAACACAAAAATGAGTTGGCGACAGCCTTCGCCGAGTGTTTTAAGGAGGCTAAATTCATCAATGGCCCCCCAGTTAGATTATTTGAAGAACAATTAACACACTATTTAGGCGTTAGTAACGCAGTGGGCGTCTCAAGTGGCACCGATGCGCTGCTAACAGCGCTCATGGCACTCAATTTGGAGGAGGGTGATGAGGTATTGGTTACGCCCTTCACCTTTGTTGCGTCCGCAACATCGATTGTGAGAGCGGGTCTCAAGCCAGTCTTCGTTGATTTGGCTGAAAATTCCTTTCACCCCTCCATAAAAGAGTATGAAGCCGCATGGACAGACAGGACTAAGGGCGTTTTGTTTGTTCATTTGTTCGGTGAGCCCGGAGATCTGACCGAAATCAAGAGCCTGTGTGATAAAAGGGGGGCTTTTTTGGTTGAAGACTGCGCCCAATCGATGGGATCTCGCTTTAAAGACGACAAATTAGTCGGAACTTATGGCGATGTGGGCACTTTTAGCTTCTTTCCAGCCAAAAACTTGGGCTGTTTTGGTGACGGGGGTGCTGTTGTAACCGATAATGACGCTTTGGCACAAAAAATTCGGATGATCCGGGCCCATGGTTCAAAAATTAAGTATAAACATGAGCTTTTAGGTGGAAATTTTAGGCTAGACACCATCCAAGCGGCATTTTTGAGCGTACTTTTGCCAGAATTGGACAAATGGATAGAAAAAAGAAGGCAAAATGCTCAATATTACTTAGAAAACTTACAAAATATTGAAAATTTGACGCTTCCGATGGCCTGCGACGGTCATAGTTGGAACCAATTCACATTACGCACCTCCAAAAGAGACCAATTAAAAAATTATTTGGATTTGTGTAAGATTGGAAGTGCAATTTATTACCCGATTCCGCTTCATCGACAAAAAATATTTGAAGAAGGCGTTAAATTGCCGAATGCAGAGAAGATTTGTAATGAAGTTATATCAATACCTATATACCCGGGCCTGCGCGTCGCCGAAAGAACAGATGTCGTAACAAAAATACGCACTTTTTATGGAGTTTGAGTGAAAAATTTTGGTTTAATCGGTGCAGCAGGCTATATTGCCCCCCGACACATGAAAGCTATTAAAGATACGGGCAATAATTTAAAAGCAGCCTTTGATCCTTCCGATTCGGTGGGGATTATGGACTCATATTTCCCAAATGCGCCCTTTTTTACGGAAGTGGAACGTTTTGACAGGCATATTGACAAACTTCGCCACAGGGGAGAGGGTTTAGACTACTTAAGTGTGTGCTCTCCCAACTATTTACACGATTCCCACGTTCGTTTGGGTCTGAGGAACGACTGTGATGTGATCTGCGAGAAGCCGTTGGTCATTAATCCTAAAAATTTGAACTACTTAAAGCTGTTGGAGGAAGAAAGTGGCCAAAAAATCAACAATATATTACAATTACGCCTCCACGACTCTATAAAACAGATTCGGCAACAGGTTAAGGAAGGGCCATCAGACAAGGTATATGATTTTGATTTAAAATATATTACCTCTCGCGGCTTGTGGTATCATTATTCGTGGAAGGGCGATGAAAGCAAGTCAGGCGGCCTCGTTACAAACATTGGAATTCATTTTTTTGATATGCTTATGTGGATATTTGGCGATATAAAAGAAAATATAATTTATACAAAAAATAAAAAGACTGTTAGTGGCCTCCTCAAATTACAAAAGGCTAACGTTGAGTGGCTTTTAAGTTGTGATTATAATAAGTTGCCAGAAGATGCCAAGCAAAGTGGAAAAAGAACGCATAGAGTTATGACTGTTAATAAGAAAAAAATAGAATTTAGTTCAGGGTTTACAGAATTACACACTAAAAGCTATAAAGAAATTTTGAAAGGAAATGGTTTTGGGCTGGAAGAGGCGAGGCCCTCGATCGAACTAGTAAATAAAATTCGCAAGAGTCGTGTGTCAACATGACAGAAGAGGAATTGAAAAAAGAAATATTTGATGTTGTGAATAAATTCCCCAAAAATACTAATTTTTTGGTCACCACAGGCAAAAAAAGTTTTAACAGACCTGATTGCTAAGAGAATAGATAAAATATTAAAGGAGAAAAAAAATGGCTAAAGAAATGAAATTATCCGATCAGGCCCTTGGGGCTGTTATGATGGCGCTTCAAAGATCTTTGTTGGAAGAGAGTGACATTACGCCGGTACTCAAGGGATTTAAGCTTAAGTCCAACGAAGAGCATGAGCTTTTTGTTTTGAATCCACCCATTGTTAAATTCAATGTTGAGAAGGTGGAAGAAGAAGCGGGTGCCTAAATACGTTTATAGGTGCGCAGACTGTTTGGAAGAATGGAAGCTTTGGCGCTCTATGAAAGATGAGAGCGCCATTGTGTGTTCTTTTTGTAGTTCTTTGTCTGTGGTTAAAATTCCTTCTAACATTTTTTTAAAAAAAGAAATTGAAGAAGCAGAAAAAGAAATTGGCACCATAACAAACGAATATATTGAAGAAAACCGAAAAATTTTAAAAGATATGCAACGTACCGCAAAGGAAATTTTAGAAGGAGGCAAAAGCTAATGGAATTTATTTTTGGCGTAATAGCTCTATTATCATTAGGGATGACTATAGGAATGGCTTATTTTTTTAATAAGCTTTTAAAAAAAGTTTTATATTTTAATGACAATATAGAAATGTTATTGCTAACATTGGAGGGGTTTTATAAACATTTGGAGGAATTTAATTCTCTAGAGGCTTATAGTAACGAACCAGTGGTTATGAATTTATTAGACCATAGCAAAGATGCCATAAACGATATCGAAGATTTCTTTAATGAATTGGATCTAACAGCACATGAAGAAAAAGAAGAAGAGAAATAAGAATTATTATTTTACAAAAGTCCACGAGCAGGCGATTATTAAGTATGTAAAGACCGGCGACATGAGAGAAAAAACCATTCTCTATAAAGAATATATTGGGCCTGCGTTCAGTGAAATGGTGGATAAAATAACTTTTACTTATAATTTTACGAAACTGCCCAATGTTGAATGCCTCCGCGACGAATGCAAGATTTGGCTTACCACGATTTTAGAAAAATATAATCCAGATAGGGGCTCAAAAGCTTTTTCTTATTTTAGTGTTATAACTAAAAACTGGTTTATCCAAAAAACTAAACAAAACGCAAAAGCCCGTAAAAGAACAATAGACATAAATGAAATTTACGGCGAAATTGAACAAGAATTTTGCGCAACCGCACCAGTATATGATAAAAACCGAGAAGATCAAGAATTTTGGGCATTATTATTGGGCAATTTAGATGAGTGGCTAGAAAAGGAAATGACAAGAAACGCAAATTCTAATGACACCCGAGTTCTTTTGGCCGTCAAGGCTCTACTGGCCAAGCCAGATGACTTAGAAATCTTAAATAAAAAAGCAATTTACCTATATTTGCGCGAAATAACAGGCTTAACTACGAAACAGATAGCGACAAGCTTAAAAAAGTATCGTGATAAATATAAAGTTTTTAAAGGCAAGTGGAATGCTGGTGAATATTAATTTTATAGATGTCTAATTAAGACATGAACAAAATAAAATTACTTAAAGAAAGTATTAAAAATATTAAAGAGGACAGGGATTTGGCTTTACAGTTGTTGAATGAGCTACGTCAGGAAATCCAAAACGGTAAAACGTCTCATGGGCAGTCTGGCGGCTCGGCCGCAAAATATGTAGAAACCCTCCAACGATCAAACGAACAATTGGTTAAGTTGGTAACTTTATTGCAAAGGGAACAAAAGAGCGAAAATAACACTCTGAGCGACGAGGAAACCAACAATATTTTTGAACTTATTCAAGCGGAAAAACAATAATGGTCAATCAAGCACCACAGGTTAAAATTGGCCCCCATACAAGCTTAGAACAACTGTTTCAATTTCAGATACAGCAGCTTATGGACGGCAAAAATATTGAACGCAAGGGTAAATTTCCTTCGAAGGCTATAAAGGTGGTAAAAGGGATTGACCCCACATCTTTTAAAGTAGCGGCTTTTGATCCATTCTGGTCAAGTACAGACGATAAAGAAAGATTTTTAAATTACGGCTTTATAGATGACAAAGTGAGCACCCGGGGTATTGTTTTTGCTCAAACATTGCCAGTGTTTGATCAAATAGTGGAAATGAAAACCACTGAAGCATTTGGGCTTTCTTTTTTGTTGAGAGTCCCTTATAGTACGTCTGCTTGGTCATCGGCCGTTAAGGAGGGTGATGCTAAAACAATTATTTTTGCAAACAAAGGCGCACTCCACGGCCCGAGTTTTGTCACCGAGGGGACGGTTGACAACCAGCCATCACCATCCGCCGCACCGGAGAAGGTGCCCAGCGCCAAAGATGCGCACGGTGATGATGTCCCAACATAGCTGCCCATGAAAAAGAATAATCCTAATAAAATATTTAATAAGGACAATACCCAGCGGAACTTCAAACAGGCGCCCTACCGAGCCGTAATCGGAAAGGGTTTAAATAATTCAGCGGCTATCGTCGTTGACAAAGACGAAAGTTTAGATTGGCAAGATGATAAATTTCTATATACAGGAAAAAACGCAAGAATAAGCTTGCTGGTTGGCACTAATGGATCGGAATGGGCTGAACAAAATGAAATTGGAAGGATAGATTATGGTTCTACCCCTGCTGGTGTTGTTATATCTGAAAGAACAACGCCGGGTTTAATATTTTATAGAGATGCCGAGGGAAAAAAGCAGCCGGCAAGAGTATTAGGAGTCGCCGCCCCTATGGATAACCTCACCAAAACTCAAATAGTTCAGTCGCGGCCACAGCTTATCCAAGAGATTAACAAAGCAGAGCCGTCCGTTACACTGTTTGGTGGAACGGTCCAGCTTGTTTCTTTTCAAGGTGGTGTTAATATTTATACCAACCCATGGAAGGCTGTTGCAAAATCGGGACAACCCACTACCAAGACCATGGGAAACATGGGAGTAAAGCTAATTCATGGAAATAAATCTAATAAATTAGAGCCTATGGTGCTGGGAAACAAATTAAACAAAGATTTAGATGAAATGCATGATCTGATTCGCGATTTGCGCTCGCGAGTTTTTAATTTGGGCACTCAAGTTATGAAAATAAGTGGAATGTTGGGCGTTCATACGCATGTTAGTGCTGTGGGCCCCGTATCTCCTTCTCCTAGCTTGGCCGCCAACGCGATGATGAGCGTCCCGGGACAAATTAAAGAGGTATTTGAAGACGTTGCCCACGCTATTAATAGTATTACGTCTAAGCTTAATAGAACGGATGCTTTTAAGAGCAGTTTTAAAAGCGATTACCATAAATTGAATTAAAATGGCTAAACAATCGAAAAAACCTGATTCAAAAGGGGGAGCTACTTTAAAGGCTGCTCCCGAAAAGGGCAAAGCAAGCCGCGCAGCGGACGCATACGCCGATACGGCTGTTGCTCGTGGCGATGAAACCATTGACACAGGCCCCGGCGTCCTTAAGGTATCCCTGTCAGTGGCTGGGGGGCTTGCCACTGCTTATGCTGCCGGCCAAGGGGCTACAAATTATATCAATGATTTAATTGCGATTACAAACAAACTTAATAGTAAGTCATATCTTAAGTGCCAGCAAGAAAAATTAATTCAAGATGAAAGCGGTGACCCCGAAGATCAAAGTTGGGGCGGCCAGTGCAAGTCTTGCGCCAAAAAGCACACTTTAATTGCTGCCTTTCTTCCAGATGAAGATAACCCAGAAGATGGAGCCAAACAAGAAGTAGATTTTTCTACTATTCTAGAATTTTTATCGGCAATGTCGCAGCCAGCCGATATTGCTGGGTGTGTTAATCCTTATTGGCAGAAATTCTTTTCTCTTATACCATATCAACTTCTTTTAAGCCACTTCATAAAAATGATTATAGAATCGGCATTAAAAAGTCGAATAGAACTTAACGAAGAAATAGACAAATTGGTAGAAGAAAGTGCCTGCGGCACTGAAATAAAAGAGGTTATAAAGCGCTCTAAGACAATAAAGCCTTTTGATTATCCAGATTTTGATATATATAAGTTGCCCCCCATTCCACGTTTAGCAATTCCCAATTTGTTCCAAATTCTTAACAAAGTCATTCTTGATTTGGCATGCTGGGGCCTTTGTTGTTCACTAACGCCGCTCTTAAAAAACTTAACTGAGGCAATGTTAGATTTGACAGATAGGCTTATTGAATCAGAGGGGGGCTCTGAGGATATTCAAGGGTCTTTATCATCGTCGCAGTTAGAAAAGGTCAATTTAAATGATTGGATTTCTGATGAGGCTATTTTAGCTGCCATTAACGCTAAAAAATTATCACAAACAGAGTACTCGACGGTTACAGCCGCCGGCACCAAAAAATACGTTGGGCTTAACAAGGCCCTGATTGAGATTTTACCTCCCAAGCCGAAAGATGTAGAGCTTTATACGTATCAAATGGGGGTGTGGCGAGAACCGACAGCAACCGAGACGCAAGAAGCTTCTAAAAAAATAATTGAAATTACAAGAGGGTTTTTTAAAAACATTAATGACTGGACAGGAAATTATAAGAAAAAAACTTTGATTGTCGGCTCTAAGCCGCCCGAATTTGAGCTTAAAGACGCCACCCGCGAGCTTGGAACTGGCGAAATCATTTATTTGATGATGGGAAATGCAAATTGTCTAGTGATTGGAGATGTTTTAGCTGTCGCCAAGGGAGAAACTGAGTTTGTAGAGTATCTCAACCTTACCGACGCGGATAAAATTTTGGAGTTTTTCCAATTTTTATACACCTATGTAAATGTATTTGATGTTGTTGAATCGGCAAAGCCCAAAGACTGTCCCGTCGATCCTTGCGTTGAGATGGATAACGAACAAAAAGACAAGATCTTGGGCGCTTTAGATGGTATCTGTGGTATTATGAACCCGGCAATGGGCCTACCACCTGTTCCAATCGATGCAATAAGTTCTAGACTTGGCTTGACAGACCTTATGGCACAGGGCGTAAAGGGACAATTTGGCCTCTTAAAGAAAAAATATTTTGAGTTCCTAGGCAATCCTCCTTTTTGGGGCCCCGGGATGCCTAAAGTGCCCGGAGGGCCCGTCATGGCAATGCCGCCTCCTATAAAAAATGCTAATAGTTTTCAAATGCATTTTGCAATTTATAATTATTTATGGCCAGTGTTATCAAAACAGTTGGAAATGTTTGAGCCATCAAATAAGAATAACCCAGATGCGAGAGACGCAAAGTTTGATGCAATATATGGAGATTTTATTAATAAAGTTATGTGGAGAGGGGGTGGTGGAATTCCAGCATGGCCATATGATAATATTGATTTTGCTTCGAAATTTCAAGGTGCAACGTTGGCTGATGAGTGCACCGAAGAGACGTTTGTTGAAACTTTTTCATTGGCGCTTAAAAAGGAATTTAGATTTTCAGATTGGCGACATTATATGAAAGACGGGCAGAAATATATAAGCCTAATTGAAAAGAACTTACCAATTATAGAACAAAATTTAATTACAGAGAGATTTGCACGCCCGCTCGACCCGGCAAAAATTGAAGAGTTCACTGGTAAGATGAATAACTGTTGTGCAGAAGATAAAGACGGCTCAGCCTGTAAAAAGAATTTGAATTCTCCATGCTGCGGGGATTCATTCAAGGGCTACACCTTCAAAGTGCATAAGTTTGATTACTTGTCAACTTATGGCCTCGACGACATGGCCGTCCCCGGCCCGGGCGCCAGCCCGGGCGAAAAGCTTGAAAACAAAATGTACAACATGTACAATGAAATGCATGGCTCTGATGATGAAGCAGATTTAAATGCAATTGCGAAGAAGCTGAGTAAGGAAGAAAGGTGCTATATTTGCAAGCGGCCCACATTCAGTAAACAAAAATCTGAGCCATGGCCATATGGCTGGGACCAAAAATATAAATGGGTAAATCACAGATCACTGCTTTATTGGCTGGAAACTGATCTTGATTTCGAAAGCGATAGAAGAAAATTTCAAAAATCAATTAACTGCGAGGAATTCGGAATTACAACTTGGAAGGGCGCAGACAATGCAGCCTGCTGTAATGGGGTGCTTCCATCGGAAAAGCCCACTCTATATGAGGTGTCAAAGAATAAGTGTGTTGACTACGCCGGCAAAGATGCGTCGAAGTGCTTGGAGGGCAAAAAATAATGTTAGGGCAGGCGCCATATACAAAAGAAGTATTTCTCGGGGTTATAAACGAGCGTATACGCATATTTTTAATTAAAAAATGCCTCCCAGTTCTTCCAACCTTGGCAAAATATACAAATGCTATTGATTTGTTGAAGGGGATCAAAAAAGAAGATCCTCTTAAATGCGACTGGTACAAAGAGTTTTTAGACGAATTAAAAAGTACAAACCCGGCAGAGACTGAATTTTCTTATAAAATTAAATATTCTGATAAAAAAGCACAACCACCATCTGGCGCTTTTGATATGTCAGATTTTTATCGTTTTGCCGCATTTATAGTTAAAAATATCCATAAAAATCAAATAAACGTTAAGTGGTATGATGGCACTTTAAGCAATGCGATTTTAGAGGAGGGCACTAAACTGCCTCTTGGCTATGAAGACACTCCAGCAAGCGCATATTTTTATATTGACAAGACCCCGGTACGGCCCAAAGCGGGCGAAGGCGCTTTGCAAGAAGCTTTCGTTAATATGTTAAATTTAATTTTACAACAAGCGTTTTCTTCGGGGGTTAATTACACTACAAATTTAGAATGGTGTGATTTATCAAAAGATAAAGGTTGCGAATCTTCTATTTTTGATATGGATTTTTATTATCCCAGCGTCATAACAAAATATTTGCCAAATGAATTGGTAATTGCTAAAAAGGGCAATCAGTGTTGTGAGCCTGAATATATCCCTCTCAATATTTTTAAAGAAGTTGGGACTAGTGAGAAAAAAAATCCATTGTGGGACTCGGTCAATTCACTTGCTTTTTTGCTTGAATTTTTATACAAAGCAATTGATGGGATTACGAGCTATGAAGCGCTTATTGAGCAGCTTATAAAAGCTACGCCTGCCGAAAGGTGCTGGATTTGTAAACGCGGCGGCATTGGCTCTGAGCAGGTGCTAAAAGAGTGGTTTACGCCAGCGGTGGTTGATATAGCGAAGGGGTGGAATCCGAGCTTCGATTGGTTGGGCGCTGTAGAGGATGATATTACCGAGGGACTTGATGACGAAGATGAGGCGGTGCTGGTAAGAGTACTTCTGAATTGTGAAGAATTCGGGCTCCCTACGTTCAAAGACACAAACAAAAAACAATTTGTGATAGATGTACCCGGAATCGGCCCAATTGCAGTTGGGGGAAAATTTCAAGACCCGTTCGCGTGGAACAATACAATATTTAATAATTTGGCCACCTCCTCTGATGAAGATGTAAAGGAAGGCAAAAAAGGTGCATACGAAGAACTATGGTCAACACTCACGGATGACGAAAAAAAGTCATGGGATAAGTGGAGGGGGGATATAACCACTTTCTTTTCTCAATTTTCAGCTTCACATGCAACAAAGGATCATAAGGACAAATGCTATAGCGGCACTCAAAAGGTGGAAAAAACAAAGTGCAATCCAGTTGTGCTAAAAGAAGACACATCTGACAGATCAGATTATCATTATGATGTTTTTACAAGAATAACAGATTTAATCCTTTATGAAACGGTTAAAGCCTATTTAGTATAGGGGTAAAAAATGGCAAAAACTAGAAATTACAAATCAATAGCAGTAAAACTTCCATTGGCTTATGATGATTACTTTGGGCCTTATGGAATGCTTACGAAGCCTGAAAAGGCCATTAAACAAAATTTTAAAAATTTGATTTTAACAAACCCCGGTGAGCGTGTGATGAATTCAAACTTTGGAGTTGGCTTGTCTAGATTTTTGTTTGAAAATAAAACTACTGATGTCGTAGAAGATATAAACGAAGCTATTTATACTCAGACTGCAAAATATTTGCCATTTATTCAAATATTAGATGTTAGTGTGAAATTTGTTGATAATACGTTGTTAACAAGAATTAAATACTTTGTACCAGATTTTGGGATTGCGGATGCTTTAGATTTAAAAATATTTGATCAAAATATAGGGACTACAGGAACATAAGAAATGTCTACAACTGATAAAAGACCGCCGATTAAGCTTACTTCACGCGATTTTGATACTATCAAAAGAGACTTGGTGAATTACGCAAAAATTTATTATCCGGATTCTTATAAAGACTTTAATGAGGCCTCTTTCGGCTCTTTGCTCTTTGACATGGTGGCATATATCGGAGATATGCTTTCTTTTTATATCGATTATCAAGCCAATGAATCTTATTTGGATTCTGCGATTGAAGAAGAAAACATTGTAAAACTAGCGCAGCAATTGGGCTATAAGTTTCCGGGCTCATCTTCTTCGTCGGGCCTCTGCGCGCTTTATGTTGAAGTACCTGCACAAAGCGACAATGCTGGCAGCCCCCCTTCGGCTGTTAGCTTGCCAATATTAAAAAAAGGAACTGTTTTAACTTCTGATACGGGCGCCACTTTTATTTTAATGGAGGATATTGATTTTTCGCTTCCTTCCCCCACTGTGCAAAGAACTGTTGGAACCTCCGATGGCCAAAAACCCACAAGCTATGCATATAAGGCTTATGGAAAAGTTGTTTCGGGCAAAGTTTCAACTGAAATTATTACTGTGTCCGCGTATGAAAAATTTAAAGAAATTAACCTAAGTGGTGAAAACATTACAGAAATTATGACCGTTGTGGATGTTAATGGCAATGAGTATTATGAGGTGGAATATTTATCGCAAAATATTATTTTTGAGGCCATCAAAAACATCAATCAGAACACGACACAAGACGCACCGTACATTTTACGCACACGCTTAGTTCCAAGAAGATTCATAACACAATATCAGCCTTCTGGGGTTACAAAGCTGCAGTTTGGTTATGGTTCTGAGGATTCTTTAGCAGCCGATGAGTTCCCCGATCCTTCGAATGTTATACTTCAGAAATATGCTAAAAATTATTTTACTGATAAAACTTTCGATCCCAACAATTTATTAAAGACAGACAAGTTCGGCATTGTCCCGCCCCCGGGCAATTTATATATTACCTATAGACAGAATACGGCAGACAATGTGAACGTGCCTATAAATTCTATCACCACGGTGTCGAGCCCAATCGTTGCTTATAAGAATAGTGATGTTCCCCAAGCCGTTAAAAATATGGTCTCAACCACTCTTGAGTGTAACAACGAAGAGCAAGTGACCGGCCAAGTTGAAATGCCCACCATTGAAGACATAAGAACACGAGCCTTGGACGCTTTTGCAACTCAGAATCGCGCTGTAACGGCAAACGATTATTTGAGCTTGGTTTATAGAATGTCGCCACAATTTGGGGCCATCAAGCGCGCCAACATTGTTCAGGATAAAGATTCTTTTAAAAGAAATTTAAATTTGTATGTTATTTCAGAGAACGCCGAGGGTCATTTAACGGAATCGCCGGCGGCAGTAAAAGACAACCTTAAGAGATGGCTTAATCATTATCGAATGGTTAATGATTCTATCGACATACTCGATGGTCGGATTGTAAATATCGGTATTGAGTTTTCAGTAATTGTTAAGTTGGGATATGACACAACGACGATTTTAAACAAGGCTATTGGAAAAATTACAAGCAACTATTCTAACAAGCTTTATATGGGGAAAGCATTTTATATTTCAGATATTTACAAACTCTTAAACGACATACCAGAAATAGTCGATACAAGAGACGTTGTTATTGTTAATAAAACGGGAAGTCCGTGGAGCAACCTTTCTTTTGATATGACGAGCTACCTATCGCCCGATGGTAGATTTTTATATGTTCCGGAAGATGTGAATTTGGAAATTCGGTTTCCAAACGTAGATATTGTAGGAGTGGCAGTGTAATGGGCATTAAAAGATTTTTTGCGACAGAAGATAATACTATAACTAACGCGTTTAAATCTAATTTAATCACACGCGCTAGCGGTTCTAATATGGGCGCTTCTGACATATTAGAAGTATTCTCTATTTATGCACAAACAAGCTCCTCTGCTGGCCTGAGCACCGAAGAAAGCCGCGCAATTATTAATTTTAATATTACTAGCTCGGCAGAAAGTAGCATTTTAAGCCAAAGAACCGCTGGCAACATTCCGGTAAGCGGCAGCGTTGCCTTTTATTTAAAGCTTTATAATGCTGCACACGGCCAAACACTTCCAATCGATTATAATATACAAGTTGCCGCTCTTACTAAAAGCTGGGGTGAGGGTTATGGGCTTGATATGGATGAGTATCTCGACCCCGGCACTGGTTCTGGTGGTTTTGGTTCTACTTGGGTCTCGTCTTCTAATACGCTTGGCCAACCATGGGATTCAGAAGGCGCTGACATATCCACCAATACCAATTTTCAATACACATATGCAATAGGCGAAAATGGTGCGAAAGATGTTTTGGTCGATATAAGTAATTTAGTTGAACATTGGATTTTGGGGACGGCTGAACTAGAAGGCACGAATGGCCTGATTGTCCGCATCAGCCCTACAAGCGCTGCAGAATCTCAAAGTTTTTATACAAAGAAATTCTTTGCTAGGGGTAGCGAATTCTTTTTCAAAAGACCTGTTATCGAAGCCCGCTGGAACTCAGCGATTAAAGATGACGCTGGCAATTTTTGTTTAAGTAGTTCGCTAGCGCCAGCTTCTGACAATTTAAACACTTTGTATTTATATAATTATATTAAAGGCACGAAGACAAATATTCCGAGTGTTGGAACCTCAAAAATCTTATTGAGTGTGTATTCTGGCTCTTCAGATAACAGCGCTCCTTCAACCACCGTCATGGCACTTCCAGTGGGCGGCGGGGTTGCAACTGTTGGCGATACAAATGTTACTGGAGGCTGGGTTTCAGCCGGGGTTTACTCTGCTAGTTTTGCATATACCAGCAGCGCGGTAACTCCGTTCTTCCCAGTTTGGCACAGCGCCTCTACGCAATATGTGACTGGGTGCGCGATTGACGTTAATAATTGTTTTAGTGGGCAATGCTCAGATTTGTATCCGAATTATGTTTCTAAAATAACCAATTTGCAGCCGGCCTATAATAAAAATGATAAAGTTCGGTTTAGGCTATATGCAAGACCAAAAAATTGGTCTCCAACTATTTATACGGTGGCATCAACAGCTATTGAAACAAGCATTATTGAAGATGCATATTACAAAATACTTCGCGTAGCTGATAATTTAGACGTTGTTCCTTTCGGCACAGGAAGCGAACAGCACACCCTTTTCTCCTATGACACACAGGGGAACTATTTTGATTTAGACATGTCAATGCTGCAAGAAGATTTTACATATGGAATCAAATTTATATTTAAGTTTGATGGTAAGTATAGAGAGCAGAAAGAATTATTTAAGTTCCGAGTTGAACGTGAAGAAATGGAATAAACTACATGAGTGGTGCCAAAAAATATTTTGACCAAAAACAAAATACAGATGCCAAGGGTTTAAATAAAAAATCTCAATCAGATTTTATTGCCAATGTAGAATCGTCAAAATATGTTGAAGAATATTTAGAAGAAAAAGAACGCTTTATCCCTGATCTTGACTTTTCAGATCCGGCTAACTTTGTAAAGTATGGTTCTGCTAAATTATATTACGACAACGCATTTAAAAGAATACGAACACAATATCCTTATGATGGATCTGCCGCCGAGCAACTTGAGTTCTATAATAATTTAACACCTTTTGAACAATACATTTATAATAACGAATACCCCAAGCTAACGGGCTTTATTAATTTTAGTGTCGGCGCGTTTAATTCTGCAGGAGACTCGGTTAACTTTGGTACCACAGACTCCCCCCAATATGTTAGATTTTTCGGCGGCCCCCACGAAGGGAATGTTATCGATGATGATAAAAACCAACAAAATAATTTAGAATATGCGTGGGGCCACGGAAGCACAATTGAGTTTTGGATGAACAAGGCCGGTTGGCAGGATTGTAATGATACAGAGCTTGAATCGGTTTTTAATTTAAGGAATGACCAAGATACAGAAAGATTGTTCATTTATCTTAATGGGGCCGACCCTGCCGGCCCCCCACCTTGCGGAGCCCCAATCGGCCTTCCTCGCGATACCGGCGCCATTTTTGTCGTTCAGGAAGAGTGGGACGGCGCCGCAATGGTCAGCAATTTTACTAATACTTTAGATACGGGCTTTGCTGATCTTGGCAGCGCTGGTTGGAACCATTATGCCATTGTAATGAGCACAGGCAGCGCCGGTCTTAGGACTAAGTTATACGTCAATGGCTTGTGTACCGATCAAAAAGATGCAGCCTTGGCCGTCGGCCGCTCTTATCAAATTACCGGCTCTTTGGTCGGGACTTTGGCCGCCGCTGGCGGCGAACTGTTCGGCTTTGCGCCCAACCCTCCAGCCATCACCACAGAGCCAGAGGTGTCAAGAGGCAAATTGGCCGGCTCTATTGATGACTTTAGATTTTGGAAAAATGCAAGAGATACAAAACAGATAGGCATTAATTATTTCAGGCCAATAGCTGGCGGCACAAACACTGACACCTCCAAATACTATTATGAAAGCAGCACCAACAACAGCCCAGTTGACTTGGGGGTGTATTTTAAATTTAATGAAGGAATCGTTGCAAACGCAACAACGGATGCAACCATATTAGATTATTCTGGTAGAGATTCAAATGGTGTGTACACTGGCTATGTTGACGGCTGCCGCAACGCCGGCTCAGCAATGGTGCTATCCGGAAAGGCTTTAAAAGAGGCTGGCGACCCAGTGTTGTATTCTACACATGCAGACTATATCTCTGCTTTGACTCGTTTACAAACCTCTGGAAGCCATTATGATTTTACAAACAACTCCTCCATGTATAATATGCTTCCACGTTGGATTGTTGACGATGACCAAGGCAGCAATTTAGAACTACAAAATCTGCTGCAGATTATGGGGAGCTATTTTGATACGATCAGCGGCCAAATTTCTGAAATGCTTAGGATTAAAGAGAGTCGTTATTCTTTAAATAAAAATAGACAGAACGACTTGGGCTTTAAACTCTTAAACTCTTTGGGGTTTGACACTTCTGCGTTTTTTATCGATTCTGAAGTTTTAAAGACAATTTTCGATCAGGACGATAAGAGGGTTTTCAGTGATAAGCTCTTCGATCTTAAAAATAAGATTTATAAGAACATTTATAACAATTTGATTTTCATTTATAAATCAAAGGGTACAGAAAAAGCTTTTCGGAACCTTTTTAGGTGTTTTGGTATAGATGAAGACTTGTTCCAAATTAACTTATACGGGGATAAAGTAGAATACGAAATAAAAGATAATACATTTTCGTCATATACAAAGAAAAATTTGGTTGATTTTTCAGGCCTTGGCGCCGTTGAAAATCGCAATGCCGTTGTCTTTCAACAGTATACGGGCACCGGTCAGGAGTACGGTTTTTATCCCAGTAGCTCCAATATAAATGTTCCCTTTACAGCAGAGGCCGAAGTAATACTTCCTAAAACTCCTGATATGGGAACCTATGCGTCTCTTCCAACGTTAGTTTCAGCGTCCATATTTGGAGTTCACAGCGCGAGTTTGGATCATGCTGATCCAACTTTCCCATCGCCAGATCTGGATTTTCAAGTTTACTCGGTCAGGGAAAACGTGGGTGGCCATTTTGTTTTAACTTCTTCTCATATTAGTTTACCAACATTGACATCAACAACGTTTTTAACCGAAAATGATGCTTTGTATGATAATTTGCGATGGAATTTGGCTGTACGCTTAAGACCAGCCCAATATCCTTTTTCAAGTGCCGTAACTGCTTCACAAAATTTCATTTATGAATTTTATGGCGCGAAAGTTCATCTCGGCGAAACTTTAGCAGAATTTGAAACGACGGCTTCAATCTCACATGCCGTCGCTGGCCAATTTTTAACCGGCTCAAATAAAAGATTTTATTTAGGTGCCCATAGAACTAATATGACTGGCGCTCTTTTAGTACAAAGCGACGTTCAGGTTTCAAGATTTCTGTTGTGGGAAGATTATATCTCTAATGCCGAAATCAAAAAACACGCGAGAGATCCCTTAAACTTCGGCCGTGATGATCCTTCTCGCAATGCTTTTATTTATGAGAGGACTACCGCTGGTAGCACTACGGGCGTCTCTCCAAATGAGGGGACTCACATTCCAGAAACTGATACTTTGGCTTTAAACTGGGAATTTAACACCAACGATACTTCGATTGGTGCATTGGCCACGTGGCAATTTTATGATAGCACAAGCGGCTCTCAACTTCAAGTTAATCGATATCCAGCGATGGAAATTGGAAATGTCACCGGCCGGAACTATAATGGCCAAGGTTACTTTTTTGACAACCCGGGCATTCTTGCCGATCAGTGGAAAACTATAAAATATTTGCCCACACGAAGAATCCAACGACCCGATCTTTTATATTCGGAAGACATGGTTCAAGTATTGGCGCAAGATGATGCTGAATTTATTCGATTTAAACAGCCCACAAAGCATTTTATGACAATAGAATCAAGCATGTATGAAATAATATCCCGTAATTTGCTTCATTATTTTGATTCGGTGATTGCTTTTAACAATCTTATAGGAGAGCCAGCTAATAAATATAGGCCTTCTTACAAGAATCTTGATTATTTGCGCCGTTTATTGTTCGATAAGATTGATGATGTCGCCTTGTTGGACAAATTCATTTCTTTATATAAATTTTTAGACAACGCGCTTGATTCAATGATAATAAATTTAATCCCAGCGTCGGCCGCGGCCTCCGATCAAATTCGAACAATAATAGAAGATCACGTATTAGAAAGGAACAAATACACACACAAATTAAACTTTTTATATCAAAATAATTTCGCAGATAGTTTGCTCTATAAGTATTTGGGCACAACTACTCAAGCGTACTTACAAGATCCAAACGCCCAAGGATGCGCAAGTGAGTGCGAAATTGGAAAGAGCTATAATTTTCTTACGGTCAACACACAAAGCCTTGTTACGCCATGGACTAATTTAGCCGGGAAGTCATCTGCAGAAAAAGCGAAAGACGCTCAGATATTTAGCGCGCTAGATTTGGGTTTTTCAATGGAAAACATAAATCATTCAATCGGCCTTCAGCGGATTCCAGATCCTTTAGTTATACGACCTCAATATCCAAATATTGGCAAACCATTGGCCAAAAGACGTTCGCGAAATGAAGTTCGTGGCAAATATGAAGCATTCGAACAAATAACAAATACCCCCGCAGACGCTGAAAGGGGATATGCAAACATCATCGGTCTTCAAGAAAAAGACCGAGATCCTTTTAATGTCACTCCTGACATTACAGTAAACACGGCTGTTAATCAGATAGATTTAAACAGAAAATATGGCTTTGCTAGAGATCGTTCTAAAGTTGAAAAATTTACCGCTACGGTGGAAAATCGCTTACTTGGCGGGATTGACGATCAACAGCCTAGACGTGACATAGCACGACATTCATTTAATTGGGGTGTGATGGGAGAGCCCAATGATGGAATTAACTTTGGGATAAGCGAATTCGAGCCCCGCATGACAAAATTTGACAGAGATGTTAATACTTATGGGTTGCGCGTCCACGAACTTACAGCCAGTTTCGAACAAATAAACACCACTTTAGACACAGATGGTAATAGGATTTTGCCTAAAGAAATTACGGTTTTGTCGGGGAGTGATGAATTACCATCCTCTACTTCTCCTTATGGTTTAGAATCTGGAAAATCGTTTATTATTGCGTTTAATAAATCTGACAATCAATTAAAAAGTCCCATGATTCAGGGCGTTGGCTCCCAGCTTCTGGAACAAAATATTAAAAATAGGGCCGAGCCTTATCATTTCAGCGCGCAGATTCTTGTAGCTGGTCAAAATCCGACATTTTATTTGACAAACCCGCAAGTAAGAATTTTTCCACCCGGCATCGGCTCCAAAACATATTTTCAAGATACGCCCACTAATATAATATCAGAGCGCAAGACTTCATATAATACTAAAAATATTCAGGGTACAAATTATCAAGCAATCGGGGAATACATAAGCATTGGCCATGTTTGGAACGATGCAAAAACTTTAATTAAAGGCGGTTCTATAACAACAGAGGATACAGTTTCAACTACATTTCTCAATGCTTTGGGTTTGGGATTCCCTGATTGGGAATTAAGCACCCCCCGATATGTTTTCAGTGGCTCGGTCGGAATCCAGCGCGTAAGAAACAATGCCACTTTTCAGCATCGTTTGGACGTAGATACTGAACAGTTTTCAGCCGATA